GCCAGAAGTAAACTTTCCGCTGTCATCGCGAGAGTGGACGGACTCATCGAAATCCAGCATACCCTGCTTGGCATTCCGGTCGATGACCTGCCGGTCTCCCCGCGCTCGCTCGCCCGTGTCGTAGGGCATATCCTGCTGCATCCACTTTCCGTTTGACGAGACGTATGTGATCGTCTGGCCCTCGGAAGTCGCCTCGCCGAACAATTCGGAAAGCACCGCGTCAGTGTCCCTGTCACGATCAGGCGGAAGAGGTCCGTCGTCCCGCCTGTCGAAATCTTCTGTCGGTATGCCGCTGGCCTGCTGTTCGCCATTTGGACCGGGTCCACCGAACATGTCTCCGCCACCCATGTCTCCTTCGCCACCGCCCTCGGGCATCTCCAGAACGCGATCGTTTGATGTCGGAGTCGCGGCCCCGATCAGGTCCATCACGTCGGTCTCCTTCAGCTTGGCCCCCATCTGCCAAGCGGTCTGCCACGCCTGAAGTTTCTCGGCAGTGTCGGTTCCCTCGACATCCAGCTTAAACTCGATATGGATGTCTTTTGCCTTGGGGAAGTTCCAGTCCTTGATGTTCTTGACCAGTTGGTGAGTGATCGTCTCCTCAAGATTAACCGCGTCATATTTGATGATCTGGAGGAACGTGTCGAGGTGCAGGTCGGCCAGACCGGATCCCAGACCTGTCGCCTGAGCCTCGGACGACAGCGTTTGTCCAAGAATATATCTTTTGATCCTGTGTCCGTAGTATTCGGTCAGGATGGTCTGTAGTGCATCGATCCCCGCCATCCCCGGTTCGACGATCTCGACCCCGAACGCATGAGCGTCGTCGCCAATCGGTTTGGGAACCAGAATGATGTTTCTCTGGTTTCCGATCCGCTCCTCTGCCGCGCTCCTCGCCTTGGCTTCCGCCTCGGCGTTGCCCATCGGGTAGTGCCAGATTTCGATTCCGCCAGCAGACCGTTCCAAGTACTCCATCAGGAAAGCGAGCGCTTCCTGCTTCTGAAACCAGTCCCAGTAGATCCGCGACCTCAAGCCGACACCGTGGATCGTACCGGCCTCGTATCCAACCTCCCACGAGCCGTCTTCGAGAGTGTGCTTGTGCAGCGCCAGCAGTCCGCGTTCCCAGTCTTCGAGGAAGTACGCTAGACCACGCTCAGTAGGCTCGACGTTCCATCGACCGTTGATCCTGTCCCGTGCCTGAAACCGAGACCCCACGCGGATGCCTACCTGATCAGGCTTGTTGCCCGGTTGACCGTCATCGTAACGAAAAACAAGTTTGTCGCCGTTGACCGGAATCCAGCCCGGATTGTCCCTGACGCCCTTGGGGAGCACTCGCATGTTGCCTTCGATTCGACCCCAACGGTATCGATGCTGGATGGCGTAGCGCCCGTACCAGACGGCGTGAAGGAGGTTGTATCGATACTCGGTGAACCGCTCGATCCGGTTGAGGATTTTGGTCAACTGCTCGACCAGTTCGATCTGTTCCGGAGAGTTCTCGTCCTCGGGCTTAAGGTGCCAGTCAAGGAGCGCTGTGCATCGCTGCCGGGCTTCGACGCATTCCATGACCCCCGCGTCGTTCCGCATGTACCGCGCGTTCTCCAAGCTATCCTTGATAGCCTCATCGCTCGGTCTGTAGACGCGGCTGAACGTGCCGAACAGTCCCTGAAATGACAGGACGTGCGGAACAGGAAATTGTCCGAAGTTGGGAGCGGACCCCTTCACACCGACCGCTGGATCTCTCGACTGCTCGTTAAGGTCCGAGACGTGCTGTTGCAGGAAAGATGCGACGTTGCTGTCCTGCGAGGTGAAAGCCGGTTTCCATTCCGATCCGTTTCCGTTGTTGTTGTGGTCGCTGGGACGCAGCAGGTCCGGTCCATCAGGTCGGTTTTCTGCCATCAGTCAACTGCTCCATCGAGAGAGATCATCGGACCGCGGCACTTGAGCCGAAACACCGACCCGCTGCTCGGCGTGAACGAAAACACGATCGTGTATTCGTCCTCGGCGGGAAAGGCGCTCGCTGGTACTGCAAAAGAGAAATTGTAGCCTGTCGCGTCGGCTTTCCAGCGATCATCGGTCTGGAGCGTATCGTAGACCGCGCTGCTCACTGTCACGGTTGGAGTGCCAGTGTCAGAAGCTGCACCTGTAGCTCGACTGTACCGTCGAACCTTGCACGTTATCGACGATATCGCCGATTGCGTGATGTTGACCCCGTTGTGCTCAACGCGCGCGAGGATCGGCAGGTCGGTTTGTTCGTACCCACGGACCGGCCAGTTTTGTGCTTTCGCCATGTTGTCCCGTCGTCCTTGACGCTCTACTGTTCAGATGTCGCTCCAGCACCAGCGCTGCCGACAACGATGGTCTGGTCTCCGCCAGTTCCCGGCAGACCTTCCTCGGGGATCTCTGGCTGTTCCTCTGGATCGGGAGGAGTCATGTCCGGTTTCGGTCCGTCAGGATCAGGCGCCGGTTCATCCTTCGGCTTCGGCTTGGGCTTTTCCGGTTTCGGATCATCTCCCCCGCCACCATCGTCGTCGTCCATTGTCTCGGCGTAGGCCACAGGAGACGGACGGGTGTCGATCCCGATGTCATACACCGCCTCGATCGTGTTGCTCAGGTCAGCCGGATTAATAATCGTATGTGTCACAGCCATCTCCTCTTTAATTGTGTCAAGCCTGTCGGCCAGAACTTCGACGATCTCGACAACGTCCGAAAGCGTCATTGCCTCACGACCGTCTCTTCCAGCCACCATCTCCTCGATTTCCATCCTCAACGTGTTCATCACCGACCTCCCAGTCGACCTGTTTGTGGTTTTCCTCTATTCGGTGCCGCCCTGTTGGGAGCACCACGCTGTGTGAATTGACCGGGCTTTCCTCCGAGTTGACGGACGAACATGTCCGGGCCGGACTCGAAAATCTTTTCTTTTCCGGTCACTGTCGATCGACCTGAGAACTGACGACGTATGAAGAACTCGCCGCCTGCCCCGACAGTCGCCTTCCTCGGAACATAACCGTCAGTGATCCCGGCCAGTTTGTAGTCGTATCTGTGACCCGATACAGTACCCCGCACGCGGAGGTTATCCCATACCCATTCCCCCTTGCTTCTAGTTTTCTGAAAACCGAGAAACAGGGTGGTCGGCACGTTGAAGTAGTAATAGAGCGGACCTGCCGCCTGACCCTTATCTTGAAGAAAACGAACTTTCATGGTGCCGAGAGTTCCCTCTCCCGGCTTCATGTCGAAACCGATCGAGTGGACGTTTGAGGAACTGACCAGAATCATCTCTCCGGTCACGACCGGATCGTTTACCTTGAACCGTTTTCTCTTACCACCAACCTCAACGTCAATCGTCTTCCGCGGCTTTCCGCTCTTCAGTGGCGGGATGAACCGCGTCTCCGATGTCGGGATGTCCAGATCGGATTTGACGGGTTTGGTGACCGTGTATCCCTGCTCCTCCAGATAGGCGATCATGTCCTCGTTGCGATCGCGGTCTCCCGGCATGACAGCGAATCCGCCAAACGCGCGGATCAGGCTGGAGGCAACCCCCAACTCCTTTGCGACACTCTCCGCCATGCGTCCGCCAGTCGGACGAATCAGCGATTCCATCAGCCCGCCAAAAGGACCGAGGGCACTGAAGAACTCCGTCATCAGTGAGTCGGCAATACCACCCTCTTCCATCACACCTTTTTTGGCGTAGGTGCTGACCCTTCTCCCTGCCTCCACCAGACCCGCGGCTTCTCCCAGAACCGATTGCGCCGCCATTCGTTTGAGAGTTCCCGACCGAGACATCTTCTCGATCTTCTTCCAGAACTCCTTGGCCATGCGCTTCCTTGAGCCGGTCTTGGTGAACCGTTTGACCTTCCTCGACGCCCGGTCAACCCTGCCGAACATCTGTTTCGACATCTTCACCATTTTGCCGATGTCGCTGCGATAGAACTCCTGCTCCGCCTGTCTCCTGATTTCGCGGCTGGCATTCTTGAACAGTTTTTCAGCGGCACCTGCCATTACTGTCTCCTGCCGAAGAACTCGCGTCTAGCACGGCGGACGTAGGGGTTATCACTCCCCGTTGTAATCCGATCGTCATTCTCGCTCAAGAGGGGTTGAGACCTGCTGGATGTCGAAAGCTGGATCCCCTTCTGTGAATAATCGCCACCGCGGCTCGTACTGGTCGGCGTCGCACCGTCGACCTGTGCCTCGCTGAAAAGAAGATATCTCAAGGCATCGACCGCGTGGTCGTCTTTCTTCAGCGGCTCGGGTCTGGCGTCGCGAGGATTTAATCCTCTGTCGCTGCCCTGCACCCACCGATAGGTCCGGATCTCGCGTGACAGGTTAGGGCAGTTTTCACGATGCAGGAACAACCGTGGTTCGTTGTTCAGCCCCGGCACCGGCTGGAGCATCTGCCGGACATAGTCGATTCCCTCAAGAACGGAATTAGCAGCGCCCGACATGTTGAACCCCCACCGCTGGGCAATGCGTATGTTGTCCAGACTCGAAGGATCCGCCCAAGTTGTCCCGTGGTGTAAACTGTCTTCCGGCCACTCCATCCGTCTCTCGACCTCTTCGAGATGCTCAAAAACAGTTTTGTTCTGGTCTGTCGAATAATACTCGTCGAAGACAAACCACTGACCCAGCCCGTTTCGATACGCCCACAGACAGCAGAACGGATTGCTCGGTCCGGCTCCCCAGTCGATCGACCTTCGGTAGTAGACCCCCGGTTGATGATCGCACTTCTCGTCGTCGACAAAATGGACGTATGGATTGAAACCCTGATAGATCGCCCCCTCGTAACTGGCGAACGCGCCGATCAGCCGCGTCAACAACATCTCCTCGGGGATCATGCCGTAGAACTCGTCGAACCACTCGCGTGAGACGTGACCCTCCTCGACCGCGCACTCGGTATTCGCTCGGTACACTTCCCATGTATTCGGCAACGTGTCCTGTTCGATCATCTCTTCAATCGGTGCGGACAGCATGGGATCGACCGGAGTGAACTCGCAGAACTTGGATCCGGGGAAATTGTATTCTCTACAACCACGGAGTACCTCGGTCAGCAGGGCGTAGGGGAATTGCTCAGAGAAGCAGAACCCGCCGATAGAGCGAGCCTGCAACCGCTGTCGACCCTGTTCGTATGACTTGAACTCCAGCACCCAGTTCTTGTTGGGTCTTCCCGGCCAAGGCAACAGCGGCACCCTGAACGGCCAGTTCTGATTTGGCTTGTACC